TCATGACGGTGAAAGCGGTAAACGAGGATGAGCGGATCATTACCGGCATCGCCTCCACGCCATCGCCGGATCGTGACGGGGACATTATGGAGCCGGAGGGCGCGAAGTTTCGCAGCGATACGCCGTTTCTCTGGCAGCACGACCGGTCCCAGCCGATTGGTACCTGTACCCCCAAAATGGTGAAAGAAGGGCTGCAGATCACCGCAAAACTGGTGAAGCCAACTGCGGATATGCCCTCCCAGCTGGTCGCCAGGCTTGAAGAGGCCTGGGCATCCATTAAGGCCGGGCTGGTGCGCGGGCTCTCCATCGGCTTCCGTCCCATTGAATATTCGTTCCTGGACGAGGGCGGGATCCGCTTTCTGTCCTGGGACCTTCTTGAAGTTTCAGCCGTGACCATTCCGGCAAACGCCGAATGCTCCATTAATACCGTGAAGTCTTATGACCGCCAGTTACTCGCCGCGTCCGGCAATGAGAAACCGGTGGTGAAATCGACCCAGCCCGCTGGCGCTACAGCACCCAAAACCAATACCAAAAAAGGAAACAGTTCGATGAATATCGCAGAACAAATCAAAAGCTTTGAAGCGAAGCGTTCGGCGCTGGCGGCGTCTCTCTCTGAGATTATGGCGAAGGCCGCCGAAGATGGCCGTACGCTGGATGCTGAAGAAGAGGAGGGGTACGACAACACCTCCGCTGAAATTAAATCTGTCGACTCGCACCTGAAGCGACTGCGCGATATGGAATCCAGCATCGCCCAGACTGCAAAGCCGGTGAGCAAAGCCGCCGGTGGCGATATCAGTACGGTGACGACCAGCGCGCCGGGCATCATTCGTGTAGAGCAGAAGCTGGAAAAAGGTATCGCCTTTGCACGCTTCGCCAAAGCGCTGGCCGCCGCAAATGGCAGCCGCTCCGAAGCGCTGGAAATTGCCCGTAAGCAGTATCCGGACGATGCGAAGCTGCATCACGTCCTCAAAGCCGCCGTCGGCGCGGGCACGACCACCGACCCGAAATGGGCGGGCGCGCTGGTGGAATACCAGGAATATGCACAGGACTTCGTCGAATTCCTGCGACCGCAGACCATTATTGGTCGTTTCGGGCAGGGTAACATCCCCGCGCTGCGCCAGGTGCCGTTCAACATTCGTATTCCGGCACAGACCTCCGGCGGCTCCGCGAACTGGGTGGGCCAGGGTAAGGCGAAACCGCTGACGAAGTTCGACTTTGAGTCGATCACCTTCAGCTTCGCTAAAGTGGCCGCTATCGCGGTGCTGACCGACGAGCTGATCCGTTTCTCCAACCCGGCAGCCGATGCGCTGGTGCGTAACGCCCTGGCTGAAGCGGTTATTGCCCGTCTCGACACCGACTTTATCAACCCGTCCAAGGCCGAAGTCGCTAACGTCTCGCCTGCTTCCGTCACCAACGGTATTGCCGGCATTCCGTCCACCGGTAATCCGGACGATGACGCAGCGGCGGCTTTTGGCGTATTTGTCGCGGCTAACCTGCAGCCGAATGGTGCTGTCTGGCTGATGTCCAGTACCAGCGCGCTGGCGCTCTCCATGCGTAAAAACGCGCTGGGCCAGAAAGAGTATCCGGAAATGACGCTGCTGGGCGGGACCTTCCAGGGGCTCCCGGTCATTGTCTCCCAGTACGTTGGCAACCAGCTGGTACTCGTCAACGCACCGGATATTTACCTGGCCGACGACGGTGGCGTTGCCGTGGATATGTCCCGCGAAGCCTCGCTCGAAATGCAGAGCGATCCGACCGGGGACAGCGTGAATGGCACGGGAACCGAGCTGGTGTCCATGTTCCAGACCAACAGCGTGGCTATCCGCGCCGAGCGCTGGATCAACTGGAAGCGTCGCCGCACAGCAGCCGTGGCGGTGATTTCCGGGGTGAACTACGGCACGACCCAGACCAGCTAACCGACTAAGGAGGGCGGGGGAAACCCCGCCATATTGCATGGCAAAAATCAGGTATCTGAAACGCACTCATGACTCGCGACCCGGTGACGAAAAGACCGAGGACGATCCGTGTGCAAGGGTGCTGGTGCTGCTGGGCATGGCTGAGTACACCGGCGCGAAGCGCGCGGGGGGCGGGAAAAAGAAAAATAATACGGGGAACGGCTGATGTGGAATCCTTTCCGGAGAAGAGAAAAAGCACTTCAGCAGCCATCAGATCGCGGCGGCTGGATGTCCCTTATCAGTGAGCCTTTTGCGGGGGCCTGGCAGCGTAATCTGGAAATCAACCCGACAACAGTGCTTTCCTTTCACGCTGTGTTTTCCTGCATATCGCTGATCGCGAGCGATATCTCAAAGATGCCCCTGCGGCTGATGCGACGGGACTCGAACGGCATCTGGAAAGAAAACAATAGCGGTACACCCGCGAGGATTTACAGACGCCCGAACGCGTTTCAGAACCGGATGCAGTTTTTCGAGTGCTGGCTCAACTCGAAACTTTGCCACGGGAATACGGTCGCCCTGAAGATCCGGAACACCCGCGGGGATATAACCGAGCTGCGAATTCTGGACTGGAACAAAGTGACGCCGCTGGTGGCGGATGACGGGTCTGTTTTCTACCAGATTAACCCCGACAACATGACGGGCGTCGAGGCTTCTGTAACTGTCCCCGCCCGCGAGGTGATCCACGATCGCTTCAACTGCCTGTTTCATCCGCTGATCGGACTCTCACCGATTTATGCGGCTGGCCTGGCTGCGATGCAGGGCCACCATATTCAGGAAAACTCAGCACACTTTTTCCGCAACGGCAGTAAGCCGAGCGGGGTCATTGAAGTGCCCGGTACCATCACGGATGAAAATGCCCGGAAACTGAAAGCGAACTGGGACACGGGCTATACAGGCGAAAACGCAGGCAAAACGGGGCTGCTGAGTAACGGCGCTAAATACAATCCCATTTCTATGTCTGCTGACGATGCGAAAGTCGTTGAGCAGTTGCAGATGTCAGAAAAAATTGTCTGCTCAACGTTTCACGTCCCGGCCTATAAAGCCGGTGTCGGCGATCTTCCTTCCTACGACAACATCGAGGCGCTGGAGCAGCAGTATTATTCGCAGTGTCTCCAGACGCTGATTGAGTCGATCGAGCTGCTTCTCGATGAGGCCTTCGAACTGGAAGACGATGCCGGTACCGAGTTTGACGTCAGCGCGCTGCTGCGTATGGACAGCGAACGCCGTATCAAAACGCTGGGTGAAGGTGTCAAAAACACTATCCTCACGCCGAATGAGGCGCGGCGCAGTGAAAACCTGCCGCCGGTGACGGGCGGTGATGAACTGTATCTGCAGCAGCAGAATTTCAGCCTGGGTGCGCTGGCGCGCCGCGATGCTTCTGACGATCCGTTCGGCAAAAAGAGCGCAGCGCCGCAGCCAGTCAGTGATGAAGGAAAGGCATTGTCTGACGCAGAGCAGGCGGCGGCAAAAGCCATGCTCAGAGGATTGCTTACCAAATGAATGAACGTGAATTAACTCTCATCAAAGTGCTGGGTGAGGAGTTCGGGCTTGTTCTTGATGAAATGCGCGCAGGGTTCAGTAAAAGCATTGAGGAGCAGCGCCTGGCCTTCGAAGTAAAACTCACCCACCTTGAAGAACTCATCGCAGATATCAAAAGCGCAGAACCGCCGGATCTGTCGGCGATGGTAAGGGACGCCGTCTCACAGCTGCCTGAGCCAGAACTGCCGCAGCTGCCGGATATCGCTTCCATGGTCAGTGATGCGATAGCCGCCATACCGCCTGCTCAGGACGGTAAAAGTCTGACACCAGACGACGTGGCGCCCATGCTGCAGCAGATGGTGGATCGGGCGGTCACCGCGATGCCCGTGCCGCGCGATGGCAAGGATTATGACCCTGACATGCTGCACCAGGCCGTTAAAGCGGCAGTGGATGATGCCGTAGCGGCAATCCCGGTACCGCAGGACGGCAGAAGCCTCACGCCTGACGATGTGCAGCCGATGCTCCATGCGCTCATTACGGAGTCAATGCCGGTTTTACCTGACGTCAAAGCACTGGTCAGCGAAGCCGTTGCAGCATTACCTGCACCCGAACCGGTCAGAGATGGCGAGGACGGTCGCGACGCGCTGGCGCTGGAACTGCTTCCCTTTATTGATGAGGGGAAAAGTTACCCGCGCGGATCTTACGCTACCCACAACGGCGGGCTGTGGCGCGCCTATGAAAAAACGCACGGCATGCGCGGCTGGGAATGTGTGGTGGATGGCGTGGCTGGCGTTGATATTGAGCGTTCAGATCAGCGGCGTTTCACCCTGACGGTTAATCGCGCGAGCGGCGGCAGCGAAACCAAATCGTTTGACGTTCCCGTCATGATTTACCAGGGCGTTTTCAAATCCGGTCAGGACTATCTTCCCGGCGATACGGTGACATGGGGCGGTTCGCTCTGGCACTGCGACGAACCGACGCAGGATAAACCCGGCGAAACGGGCTCGAAAGGCTGGACACTTGCCACCAAGCGCGGTCGTGACGGGAGGGATAAAACGTGATTGAGCTCGTGACTCTCGACCAGGCAAAGGATCACCTGCGCATAGATGCTGATGCCGGTGATGACGATCTTAAGCTGAAAATTCAGGCCGGTAGCGCCGCCATTCTTGCTTATGTCCAGGGCAGCCGGGACCGAATCGTTGCCGGTAATGGCGATCTCATTGAGGGCGAGCCGCTGCGACGCGCACAGACAGCGCTGCTTATGCTGCTGGGCTGGCTCGACCGCAACCGCGGCGGTGAAGAG